TGGCAGATAATCTTGGACAATATACCTTTTCGCAATCGATCACTAATGCCGACATACTCGAGGCTAATGTCATCCCATCCGGAGTTGCTGCCCTTTCTGGCGGATCAACTTATGTTGGAAATGCAGCTGTTCAATCAGCCGTCTATACAGTTTCAGTCGAAGTATTCCAAGCCAGACTTGCCGGCGGAGGACAAATCGAAGGAGTAGATTTTACTGCAACTCCGTTTCGCATGGGGAGATCGCTTTACAATAAATGCGTAGGCCTCTTAGGTTCTTACATAGACCCCGAAGGCATGTGTCAATAAATGCCTAACGAAACTATTCTTGAGCAAGTTCGCACACCTTTAGCAACTGCGCTTTCAAGCGTTGCAGGAAATATCTATGGATTTGTGCCTGAAACAGTTATTCCTCCAGCTGTGGTTGTTGTTCCCGATTCACCATATTTGGAATTTGAAACAATAAGCAAAACAAACATTCGGGCTAAAATTAACATGACCATTACAGTTGCAGTTGCATACAATAGCAATCCTGCATCTCTCGACAACATCGAGCAATTGATCGTTAGCGTTCTGGCAGTAATTCCAGTTGGATACATTGTCAGTTCGGTTGAAAGACCGACAGTTTCGCAAGTTGGTGCAAGCACGCTGCTTATCGCAGATGTTCGAGTATCTACCTACTACACACAAACAATATAAGGAGAAATCATGGCAACAGTCGTAATTACCGGTCGTGATGTTGGTTTATCTTTCACAGGTGGAACAGATATTCAAGCACAGGCGACTAACGCAGTTCTAACAAAAGTTAATGATCGTCAGGTTTATCAGACGATGGAAGGTGAAAGTTACAAAACCGTAAATATTAGCGCAACATTTCAATTGGATATGTTGGCTGATTGGGGCAAAGCAAATTCAGTTTGCGAGGCTCTATGGGCTGCTGCTGAAACTGCACCCGACACAGACATTAGCATGACACTTACAGCTGCATCAGGAGCGCAATTTGTGTTTCCAGTAAAGCCAGAGTTTCCTACTGCTGGTGGTTCAGGTGTTGATGCTCAGACAGTATCATTTACATTCACAGTATCTAAAGGCGCAGTAGTAGAAACCTTTAGTTAAAAACTAGCAACGGGAGCAAAATGAAACTACCAATTACAATTGAATATAGCTCAGGCGAGCAAGCAACTTATATTGCCCAACCGCCTGAGTGGGCAAAATGGGAAAAGCAGACAGGACACACTATTGGTCAGGCATCCGAAAAGTTGGGCGTTTGGGATCTTATGTTTCTGGCTTATCATGCTTATAAGCGTGAAATTGCCGGAAGCAAACCAATCAAACCAATGGATATTTGGATGGAAACTGTAAGTGATGTCATTGTCGGTGATGCAGACCCAAAAGTTATCCAGCAGGAAGCCTAAACAGATTATTGGTTGAGTTGGCAATTGCCACACAAATACCAATGAGTGAATGGGTTGAAGCAGAGGACATTTTAACAGCGATCGAGATATTGGAGAAACGGAATGGCAACTAGCACCGAACCTCTAATAGTGTATGACAAAAGAGAACTTGCTTCATTTGCCAAAGTAATTAGAAACATGAGTGATATTGCTGTTGAAGAAACCAAACGCAGAGTTGGTGAGTTAGCGCAAAAAGAATTGAATGAAATTCGCAGAGTTGCTTCATCTAGAGGCAAGGTTGCCGATCGAGTTGCTCAAGGCGGTAAAGTTAAGAAATCCTCATTGCTTGGTGAGATCTCATTTGGATTTGCTTCACAAAGATTCTCAGGCGGTGCAACAACTCAATTCAATACTCGCAATGATGCTAAAGGTAATCGTAAAGGTATTGGAGCAGCATCAGAATTTGGTTCAGGTAAATATCCACAATTCCCAAGATGGTCAGGGCCGATGCCTAAAGGGCCCGGTTCAAGAGGTTGGTTTATTTATCCAACCATCAGACATTTGCAACCTACAATCATTAAAGAATTTGAAGAAATTATTTTGGATATAAAGAAGGAATTCTCTGATGGCAAGTAATAGCAGAACATTAACCCTTGCCTTAGCAGCTGATATTGATGGCTTAAAAAAGGGTTTAGATGATGCCAATAAAGTAGTCAATAAATCTGCCGATCAGATTTCCGATTTTGGCAAGAAAGCAGCATTGGCTTTTGCAGCCGTTGGAGCAGCAGCCACAGCGTTTGCAGTTTCAGCTGTAAAGGCAGCAGCCGAGGATGAAAAGGCTCGCAAGTCGTTAGAACAAACAATTAGAGCAAACACGAGTGCAACCAATGAGCAAATTGCATCAATCGATACTTACATCACAAAACAATCTATTGCCACCGCAACAACTGATGATGTTTTAAGACCTGCTTTTGCTAGATTGATTCGATCAACAAATGATGTTGCTAAAGCGCAAGATCTATTATCTTTATCTCAAGAAATTGCAACTGCAACTGGCAAACCTCTTGAAGTTATTACAAATGCTTTAGGCAAAAGTTTTGACGGACAAAATACAGCTCTTGGCAAACTTGGTTTAGGTATTGACGCCACTACTCTTAAAACCAAATCTCATGAGGAAATCATGCAGATGCTTAAGGGAACTTATAAGGGTTTTATTGAAAATGAGGCGACTAACGCAGAATTTAAGATGAGGCAATTAGAGATTGCTTTCTCTGAAACTAAAGAACAAATTGGAAATGCTTTACTCCCAATCATGAAACAATTTGCTGATTATTTACTTGCTGTGGTTGTTCCTAATGTTCAGGCATTGGCAGCAGGTTTAACAGGAAACAACAGCGTAAGTGCAGGAATTACAGATGCAACTCAAGGTGCTTATGAATTTGGACAACAATTAAAGACAACAATTGGATTCCTTATAAGCATTAAAGATGAACTGTTAATTGTAGCCGGTATTCTTGCAACTGTTTTTGTAGTGAATAAAATTGCTGCTTTTGTTGCAGCCATTGGAACAATTGTTGTTGCCATGAATACATTGAGAAATGCCGCCGCTGCTGCTGGAGTTGCTACCGCTTTTGCAACCGGAGGTGCATCTGTTGGAACTGCTGCTGCTGCTTTAGCCGTTGGGGCAGCGACTTATGGCTTAACTCAAATTGCTCCAAGTGGTAATGTTCCATCTGTTCCAAGTGCAGGATTCACTTATGGAGCAGGAAATCCAAAAGGCGCACCAACAGTCAATAACATTACTGTTCAAGCCGTTGATAGCGAAGGTGCTGCAAGAGCCGTTGCAAAGGTATTGAATAACAGCGCATCGAGATCAGTTCCACAGCTGTATAACAACGGCATAAAGGGCGGATAATGACTGTATTTACACCCGATTGGAAACTTACAATCAATGCGGTTGAATATACAAATGTTGCAATATCTGACATTGCCCATCAGGCTGGTCGTGAGGATATTTATTCACAACCCAATCCATCTTATATGCAAATTGAATTGGTTGCGTTAAACAATGAAAACTATAACTTAGAAATTAACGACGGAATAACCTTACAAGTAAAGGATAGCACAAACACATATCGCACTTTATTTGGTGGCAACATCACAGACATTACAACTGAAGTTGCAACGGCAAGCAGTATTGCTGAAACCTTTACTTACACAATCCTTGCTTTAGGTTCATTGGCTAAACTGCCAAAAGTAATTTACAACGGAACATTGGCAAGAGATGATGACGGCGATCAGATCTATGAATTGCTTTCAGAGTTATTCTTAAACAATTGGAATGAAGTGCCAGCAGCTGAAACTTGGTCTGGATACGATCCAACAACCACTTGGGCAACTGCTGAAAATCTAGGACTTGGCGAGATTGATCGCCCCGGAGTTTATGAACTTGAAAATCGAACTGCCGATCCTGACACTACTTACAACATTGCAAGCCTTATCGCTAACAGCGCACTTGGTGTTTTATATGAGGACAATGAGGGTCGCATCTCCTACGCTGATACAACCCATCGACAAAACTATCTTGCAAATAATGGATACACAGAGATTTCAGCCAATACTGCGATTGGTGCAGGATTAAAGGTTTTGACTAGAGGCGCAGATGTTCGAAATGAAATTATCCTAAATTACGGAAATAACTATGGATCACAAAAAACCGCAATTGACCTAACTAGCATTGCAACCTTCGGTTATCGAGGTGAAACCTTAAATACAGTTTTGCATGATGCTACCGATGCGCAAGCGGTGGCTGATCGCTTTATTTCTCTTAGATCGTATCCAAGAGCCTTATTTGACAGCATTACATTTCCATTGACTAACTCAGCCATTGATGATGCGGACCGAGATGCCTTGCTTCAAATCTTTGTGGGTCAGCCAATGCGAATAACAGACTTGCCTGTTCAAATAGCCCCAACTTTACAGTTTGAGGGTTATGTTGAAGGCTGGCGTTGGAGCACTAGGTTCAACGAATTATTTTTAACCATAAATCTAAGTCCGATTGAATTTTCTCAAGTAGCACTTGCTTGGGATCAGGTATCAGCCTTAGAGGCATGGAACACTTTATCCGCTATACTAACATGGGAAAATGCGATTGGAGCAGTAGCCTAATATGGCAAACACAACGAATTATAATTGGGAAACACCGGATGACACCGATCTGGTCAAAGATGGCGCAGCTGCTATTCGCACGCTTGGTTCATCTGTTGATACAACAACAAAAGCCTTAAATCCATCTACAACTCTTGGTGATATTGAATATAGATCATCCACAGCAAATACAAACACAAGACTTGGCATTGGAACAACAGGACAAGTTTTATCTGTCGTTGGTGGAGTTCCAGCATGGGCAACCTCTGATGATGCTAATGCAATTCAAAATGCAATTGTTGATGCTAAGGGAGATATTGTTGCAGCATCTGCTGCTGACACTCCAGCACGCCTTGCAGTTGGAACTGACAATCAAAGATTAATTGCAGCAAGTGGTGAAGCAACTGGATTAAAATATGTTAGCGATACTCAAAACACAGTAATTGATGCTGCTGGAGATTTACTTTATGGAACTGCTGCCGATACTGTTGGTAGATTAGCAGTTGGTTCAACTGGAAATGTTTTAACAGTTGCTGGAGGCGTGCCAACTTGGGCTGCTCCTGCTGGCGGTGGAAAAGTTTTGCAAGTTGTTCAAGTTCTTAAAACGGACACTTTTACTTCATCAAATACCTCATTTACTGACATAACTGGTCTATCGGTTTCGATCACACCATCATCTGCATCAAGTAAAGTTTTAGTTTTAATACATCTTACACAATGTGGGCCAAGTGGAACTGGAATAACTGTTGCGAGATTAGTCAGAGATGCAACTGTTGTTTATGCAGGTGATGCAAGTGGTAGTCGATCACAGGCTTTTTTCAGCAACATTCTTGGTGATACAAATGATACCGGTCAATCTCCCGGTGTTTATTTAGATTCACCAGCAACCACATCATCTACAACCTATAAGATTCAAGGTTTGGTAAGTGCTGGAACATTTTATGTTAATCGATCACAAAATGATGCAAACGCTTCTTATGCACTAAGAGGTGTTTCATCTATAACTCTGATGGAAATAGGTGCATGATGATAAATTATAGTTTAATTCTTGAGCGCAAATATCCTAATTCTCTTTGGAATTTGAATGGTGATGAGTATGATGGTTTAGATTGGGTATCAGATACACCAAAACCATCTAAAAAAACACTAGATGCGTTATGGGATCAAGTTAAAAAAGAGATTGAAGTTGAAGCAGATGCAAAAATTAAGGCTAAAGCAGCAGCACAATCTAAATTAACTGCACTTGGTTTAACTGTTGAGGATTTGACGGCTTTAGGCTTGTAATGAAGCCTTACCTATCTAAAGCAGCCGTTCAACTTAGGGAACAAATTGATGACTGCTTTCCCGATAGATCGAGAAAATCGGATGGCTGGATAGCCTCGGCGCAGCATCAAATGCGATCAAAGGTTTCGGATCATAACGCCTTGCCTTCGGGTGAGGTTTGTGCCATTGACATTACAGCTGATCTAGGTCAAGCCGAAGGCATATCTGCCTACCTTGCCGATCAAATCCGAATTGCTGGCAAAACAGATAAGCGGATCAAATATGTAATTCACAATCATCATATTGCCAGCAAACTATTGAATTGGCGTTGGCGTAAATACAAAGGCATCAACCCTCACACCAAGCATATTCATATTTCATTTCATCCAAAACAAACTGGAGAGTTCTTCAACATCCCACTACTAGGAGGCAACGCATGAAACTATCAAACAAACACAAGGCTGCAATTAAGTCATATTTAAGAGCTGTGGCTGCTTCCGGCATTACTGTCTTATTGGCGATCGTTGCTGATATTCGCCCAGAGTTTGCAATCTTGGCTGGTGCGTTAGTTGCACCTATCGCAAAAGCATTAGATCCAAAGTCCGGTGGAGAAGCTGATTATGGAATTAATGCGAAATGACACCAACAGAATGGGCTGGCTTTGCCGCTGGCATAACCGCCGTATTGGTAGGTTTCTTTACGGGTCTTCGTTATCTTATTAGAGGATGGCTTTGGACTTTAACTCCTAATGGTGGTGCATCACTTGCTGATCGCTTAGCAAGAATTGAAACACGCCAAGAGGAAATCATACGAATTCTATCTAAGTAGAGTTAGCCTTATCACATGGCGAACACTCGAAAACCTATCAAACGCAAAAAGATCAATCGTCGTGTCGTTCGCCAATCTCCTGAACCATTAACAAAGATAGATCAGCATTACACCGCATTGCATGAATGTTATAAAGCAGCTCGTAAAGCAGGATTTACACCAGAGCACGCATTCTGGTTGATGACCGAGCATAAGACTTTTCCTGATTGGATCGTAGGCGATGGCGGGATCATTCCTTCCATAGATCCAACTGACGATGAGGATGACGATTAAGCGCATAGCGTTTGTGAGTGATTTGCAAGTTCCTTTTTTTGATGAGAAAGCCACTAAATCCGTAGGCCGTTTTTTGGCCAAATGGAAACCCCACCGCACTATTTGCATTGGTGATGAAATTGATTTACCACAGCTTGGCGGTTTTAATGCCGGAACTATTGATGAGATGGTTGGCAACATCCATGAGGATCGATTACTTACTCAACAAGTATTAACCTACTTAGGTGTAACAGATGTGCTTGGATCTAATCATGGAATCAGGCTTTACCGATCGATCAAGAAACGATTGCCCAGCTTCTTAAATTTGCCAGAGATGCAATACGAAAAGTTTTTGGGCTATGACAAACTAGGCATCAAATTCCATCCCTACGGATTAGATTGGGCGCATGGCTGGACTGCCGTTCATGGCGATGCTTTTCCCCTATCTCAAGTGCCTGGTCAAACGGCCTTAAATGGGGCTAGGAGGCTTGGAAAAAGCGTGGTGTGTGGTCACACCCATAGATTAGGAGTTTCGGCCTTTACAGAGGCTTCTAGAGGACATTTAGGGCGTACTGTGTGGGGCGTTGAGGTTGGCAATTTAGTAGATTTAAGCAGTTCAGGCATGGCGTACACAAGAGGCTACGCAAACTGGCAAACTGGCTTTGTTGTTGCCTATGTAAAGGATCGTAAAGTTCAGGTTATTCCTATCCCTATTAACCCAGATGGCAGCTTCATATTTGAGGGTAAGGTCTATGGGGCGTGAAACAGACTATATCGACCGCACGATTGATGATCATATCGATGATGTTGAGGATATTGGCGTTATCTAATCGTTATAAAACACGCCGAAAGTGATTAACAAAGCCTCCTTGCTTTAGGTCATACTTTATGTATTCACAGAGATACTGTGGATATGTAGGGAGCGACATGAAACTAGATACAAGTAATCGAGGCACAGCCTTAGATTATGCAGAGCGAGGATGGGCAGTCTTGCCATTGTTGCCACGCAAGAAAGATCCGCACTTTGACTTGGCTCAAAGGGCATACCTATCAGCTACAACCGACCAGAAACTTATAAATTTTTGGTTTGATTATGATGAAAGTATCAACATTGGCATAGCCTGTTATCAGTCAGGTTTAGTTGTGTTTGATATTGATTATCGCAATGGTGGTCAATTACTGCCAGAGTTTGAGCCAACCTATACTGTTCAAACTGGAGATGGTCTGCACCTTTATTACACAGCTGATAAGGCTCATCTGTTTAGGGGTAAATTGAATGATGGGATTGATATTAAGTGGAAGGGTTATGTTGCAACTGCACCATCGATCCATCCGTCAGGAGCAAGATATACAGTAATCGATGACCGAAATCCGGTTGCGATGCCAAAAGCAATAAGGGAGATGGCAACAAAATGACCGCCAAAGATGACATGCTACAACTGGCTTGGATATTTATGGGCTTAGGAATAGGCGCATGGATTATTCATGAAATAAAACTTAGCGCACAGAATCGCTACTACTGGATTGGTCGTAAGGATGGGTGGGATATGCACCGCCGTATGATTGATAACAAAGCCAAGTCTGATGAAGTATTTGACTATGACAAAAACTGAGCAATTGCTTGATGATGTCATTACTACGATCCAGCAGCGTGGAAGTGTCTATGGACATCCATACTATAACCACAAACGAATTGCAGGTCTTTGGTCTGCATATCTCGATTTCCCAATCACACCACACCAAGCTGCATTATGCATGGCACTTGTCAAGGTTTCTCGGCTTAGTGAAACATCAGATCATTACGACAGCATCAAAGACTTCATTGCCTATGGGGCTGTATATAACACAGTCCTCGAAGCCGTTAAAGATGACCAATTCGAGTGGGGAGATAAGTAATGGCTTTTAATCTTGAGGATTATGAGGATGTGGCTACTCTTAACAAATGGTTTATTAGTAATTTTCCGTCTGGTAGATCCGACATTTCAGTTATCAGTCATGATGCTGAAAAGGGTTATATCTTGGTGCAAGCAACTCTTTGGCGAGATAGCAAAGATGAGCAACCATGTGTTTCTAACATTGCCTTTGGCGCAAGAGATACCTACATTCAAAACATGAAGAAATTTTATGTTGAGGATACAGCTACAAGCGCATTAGGTAGAGCAATCATTCTACTTAAAGGATCTGACAAAACTGCAACTAAGGATGACATGAAAAAGGTTGAACCAAATCCATCATTTAAGGATAAGTTGGAAAGTCGCCAAAACATGTATGGCAAGGCAGGATCTAAGTCAGCACAAATAGAAACAATCCTAAGAGATAGTTTTGAAGCTGATAAACCTAAAGATCCGGTTGCTTGGTCTGTTGGAGATGTTGTTGCTGAGATAGGTGCATCGATACCTAATGAGCCACCGGCGTGCCAACATGGGCATATTCTAAAAGAAGGAATCTCTAAAGGAGGCAAGCCATATTATGGTTATGTTTGTAAAGCAAAAGAATGCCCACCTTCTTGGGCAAAACTTACAGCTAACGGAAAATGGTATTTTGAAGGAGGTGAATAAATGGGTGAATTACAAATCATTGACGGCTCTGGTCTAACTGCAACTTTTACAGATGATGGAGTTAAGGTAGAGCCATCAACAATTAAATGCGACACTTGCAATGATGACAGATTACTTCATGAGGGCGATCTGCTTCGATGCTATGTGTGCCACACAATCAACAGAATTCCTTATCCGGTAAATAGGAATTTGAATGCCTAATTACGAATACGAATGTGATGGCGAGGGGTTGAGTATTGTATTGGATCTTCCAATGGAGCACGAAATCCCTTGTTGTCAAGTATGTGGGGCTAAATTAAGGCGTGTCTATTCAGCAGTTCCGGCAATCTTCAAAGGCAAAGGTTGGGCTGGTAAAAATGGTTAAATTCAAATGCAATGGCTGCTCTGGTAATACTGAATTTATTTGGCTAGAAGGTTATTCCACAGCTCATGGTTTCAGGGTCTATCAATGCCTAAGATGCAATTGCATTGGAACTAAGAATCTAGCAGAAGCAACTGACACTCAAGAGCCTGTCATTAGATGCACTAAATGTGGGTCTTGGATGTTCGTAGATCAGGAGTGCCATACATGTGCGCTAATCATGACGAAATGACACACAACATCAATTGGACTTATCAAAACAAGCTGCGTGAGCAATGGCTACTTGATAACCCAAATGCACAATACATAGGATGGATGTCAATATGAACACCGGTCAATGTCAAGGTTGCAAATACACAGCTGTATTAGTCGATGGAGTGTTATGTGAAAGGTGTGATGATGCAAGCGGGATACGATGAAACTTGGATTGAATTAATGGGAGTTAGGATCATGACTTGCCGTCTGACCTGCGGTTATGGTGATGGATTAGGAATCGTATGATACCCTTAAACGCAAATTCGCTTTCAGAGCGAAAGGGCGATCTGCGAAGCAGAAAGATCGCAAGGTTTGGTTTGGTGATACCTCTGTTCATAGCCTTAAACATAGGCTTATTAAAAGATTATTCCGTTGCTTCATTAGATAAAACAAATCATTACAGACAATGGGCTTTCATTCAGCTTAACAACCTAGATCAATTTTATTGTTTAGATGAATTAAATTTTAAGGAGAGCCGGTGGGATCCTAAGGCTCAGAACGGTTCGCACTTCGGTATTCCACAAGGTAGAAGCAAATGGTTAAAGACTGCTACTCCGTATCAACAAATTGATTGGCAACTCAAATATATTAAAAAGCGTTATAGTAATCCTTGCAATGCTTTGGCTCATCATAAGATTAAGGGATGGTATTGAGTAAGTCAGCTCTAAGATCAACAGGATCTACAAGGCATTGGCGATCTATTAGAAGTAGGGTGTTGAGGCGTGATGGGTTCATCTGCCAATACTGCAACCAAGAGGCTACAACTGTGGATCATGTAATACCTAGAAGGCTTGGTGGTCTGGATGACGACAGCAATCTCGTTTCATCCTGCACAAGATGTAATTTAAGCAAGGGTGGGCGGTTTTTTGTGAGCAAGAGGACACCACCGACCCCCCGTTCCTTTTCTAACCCACAAAACACCTCAATCGGACACGAACCTAAAGGATCGCTTTGATTAATTTACAAACGGGAGAGATCCTAAGTGATCCGACCTATTCGGGATTAGGAGGTGTGCAAACACCCCGTATTCACTCAAAACTGAGTGATTTACCTTCAAAAGGTCAAGAGATGATCGATTTTGCAACCGAAGTTGGCATCAATCTTATGGAATGGCAAAAGTATGTCTGCATTCATGGGCATAAGGTGCGTGAGGATGGCAGGTGGGCTCATTCTGAACTTGGACTTATCATGGCACGCCAACAAGGTAAGAGCACTTTGATGATGCTCCGGATCTTGACAGGAATGTTTGTGTGGGGTGAAGGACTGCAACTTGCTTCAGCTCATAGACTTACAACCTCATTGGAAACATTTAGACAGATTGTGGCTTTAATTGAAACCTATCCGAAATTGGAAAAGGAAGTAAAGAAAATCCGATGGCAACATGGTGCTGAGGAAATTGAATTATTTGGCAATAGGCGGTTTGTTGTAAAGGCTGCAAACAATGCAGCTAGAGGTTTAAGTAAACCTGAAACCATTCATCTTGATGAGTTGCGTGAATACAAGGATGAGGATGCTTGGTCATCAATGCGTTATTCCATGATGGCTGCTAAGAATCCGCAAGTATGGGTTTATTCATCAGCAGGAGATCAGCATTCCGTAATCCTAAACAAATTGCGTGAGAGGGCGTTGGCTTCAGCTACAACCAACGATCCGATAGGTTGGTTTGAGTGGAGTGCAGAACCCGATGCTCCGATCTTGCTTCCGTCAGGCGAGATTAATTGGAGTGCATTTGCTCAAGCCAATCCATCATTGGGAATTACAATTCACCCAGATAACTTAAAAGCAGTTATTAATGATCCTCCAGATATTGTGCGAACTGAGGTTTTGGCTCAATGGGTCGATACAATCAATTCAGCAATTGATGCACAAAAGTGGGGATTGTGTCAGACTGAACCGATACCTTTAGATCCTGACAAGGAAACTTGGTTTGGATTGGATTTATCTCCAGATCGAAAGTTTGGCGCATTGGTCGCAACTCAGAAACTATCAGGCGAAAGATTTAATTTGGTTTTACTTCATACTTGGTCAAATGATTATTCAATTAATGATTTAGCCGTTGCAAACGATATTGCACCTTATGTAAGAAAATATAATGTTCAGACTGTCGCTTATTCCAAGAGGACTGCACAAGCCGTCGCAAGTCGGTTAGTTCCTGCTGGAATTCCCATTACAGATATGGATGGGGCGATATATGCTGAAAGTTGTGATCGGTGGTTGGGCGCAATCAATTCCCATCGATTACAGCATGGAGGTCAAGACGAACTGACCCAACAAACGCTTTCCGCTGCGAAACTGCCCTATGGGGATGGGTCATGGATCATCGGAAGGCGTGCAAGTCGAGTGGCAGTTTGTGCAGCTGTCGCTTCGGCTTTAGCAACATATTTTGCGACACAACAAGAAACGGAAATTGATATTCAAGTCGGATAAATTGCATTTATGGTATATTATGTGCTAATGGGATTATTCGACCGATTTATCACAAATCAGACACCACAAATTCAAACAGATGTTGCTGCTGCCAATACGCCATTTAATTTACAACAAGCATTCGGCGGTTTATTTCTAGGAGCACAAACAGCAACAAGAGAACAGGCAATGTCTGTTCCATCCGTAGCAAGAGCAAGAAACATTATTTGTTCAACAATCGGATCATTACCAATTGAAACTTATAATCATTTTACAAAAGAACATTTAAGACCACAGCGAGTAATTATGCAACCAGATCCAAGAATTGCCGGATCAGCAATTTACTCATGGTTGGCGGAAGATTTACTTTTCACAGGAACGGCCTATGGAGTTGTTTTGGACGCCTATTCATCTTCTGATGGTAGTCGAGTTCGTGCATGGACAAGAGTTGAACCAAGTCGAATTACTTACAACACAAATGCTGCACAAACAGAAATTACTGAATATTTAATTGACGGAATGCATATTCCTGCAAGTGGTGTTGGCAGTATTATTGTTTTTAGCGGACTTGATGAAGGTGTATTAAATCGAGCAGGTCGCACAATTAGAGCTGCACAAGAATTAGAAAAGGCTGCCGAATTATACGCTAAAGAGCCAGTTCCAACAATGGTGTTAAAATCAAATGGCACAAACCTTACTCCAGAACGAATTACAAAATTGCTTGAGAGTTGGAAAGTTGCAAGATCAACAAGAGCAACTGCATTCTTAAATGCTGATGTTGAATTGACTGCACTTGGCTTCGACCCCGCAAAATTACAATTAAATGAAGCCAGACAGTACCTCGCAACCGAATGCGCCCGTGCCGTGGGAATTCCGGCAAGTTTCTTATCTGCTGAATTAACAAGTCAAACATATAGCACGACTGTTATGGAGCGAAAAGCCCTTATCGATTTCAGCTTGAGAAATATAATTACGCCAATAGAGCAAAGATTATCTGCTGCTGATTTTGTTCCAAATGGTGTCGAAGTTAGATTTGACATTGATGATTTCTTGAGAGGTTCGGCATTAGAGCGTGCTCAAGTTTATGAAATCCTAAACCGCATTGGCGCAATGAGCGTTGAGCAAATCCAAGAGGAGGAGGACTTAATCCGATGAAGATTAATTTCCCAGTAACACTAACCGCAGCCGATAGCCGAAAGCGCACCATAACTGGGACAATCGTAACTTGGGGCGAGCGTGGCAACACTTCCGCTGGAGCAACTGTATTTGAGGAAGGTTCGATCGATTTCTCAAAGCCTGTCAAGTTATTGCTTGAGCATGATCGCACTCGACCAATTGGCAAGATGATGGATATTACAGCTGACAAAAATGGCATCGAAGCAACATTTAAGATTGCTGGAACAATTGCTGGAGATGATAGTTTGCTTGAAGCAGCCGAAGGTTTAAGAGATGGATTTAGTGTTGGCGTAATGGTTGATGACTGGAAAAACAAAGATGGTGTTATGTCAATCAGCGCAGCCAAATTAATTGAGGTGTCTTTAGTTACTGATCCCGCAATTGATAGCGCAAGAGTTGCAGATGTCGCAGCAACCGAAACACCAGCAGAGAATTCCGAAGCAACCGCTGAGGATAAAACAACACAGGAGGACAAATTGTCTGATATAACTTCAGATGCTCCTATCGCCACCGAAGCGGTAGAAGCTGCAAAGTCTGAGCCTGTGGCTGTTATGGCAACTCAACCAGTTGCTTACACAAAGCCACGCTCACCAATCGTAAATAAAGCAACATATTTAGAGCACTCAGTTCGTGCTGCACTAGGAAATGATGACAGCAAGATTTATGTTCGTGCTGCTGATGACACAACATCAAACAACGCTGGTCTTGTTCCAACTCGTCAATTGACAGAGATCATCAACCCATTATCAAATGCAGATCGTCCAGCCGTAGATTCAGTATCTCGTGGCGTTCTACCTGATGCGGGCATGTCATTCGAAATCCCTAAAATCACAGTTGTTCCTGTGGTTCAAGAGGAAACTGAAGCAGATGCAATTATCGAAACAGGATTAACAAACTCATTCTTAACTGTAAATGTTAAGAAATACGCTGGCGGACAAACTTTCTCAGTTGAGTTGTTAGATCGCTCATCACCAGCATTCTTTGACGAGTTAGTTAAGCAAATGGAATTCGCTTACATCAAAGCAACAGATGTTGCAGTTATTGCTGGCTTAGTTGCTGGCGGAACAGATGGCGGAAACCGCACATTAGATGCAGCAGGACTTCTTGATTTCGTATCAGACGGATCTGTTTCAATCTACAAAAACACACTTGGAACAGCAACAAACATTCTTGTTTCACCAGAGCAATTTGGTGCAATCATGAACCTTGCTGACAATGGTCGCCCAATTTACCAAAACCTAATTGGCAATCAAAATCAAGGTGGAAACCTAACTGGTCAATCACTTGGCGGAAACTTGCTTGGATTAAACCTTCGAGTATCTCGCAACATGGCAGTTGGAGCACCAACAGCTGATGATTCACTTTGCTTAATCAATCCAGATTCATACACATGGTATGAATCAGCACGCACACGCCTGCAAACCAATGTTGCCTTAAATGGTCAAATTGAGGTTTCATACTATGGATATGGCGCACTTGCCACCAAAGTTGGAGCTGGTGCTTATCGCTTCATGGTTGCTTAATTAACTAAGTAACTTCATGCCTAGGGTTGCTCCCGATCCTAGGCAGCTATAAATGGGAGAACAAAAGGAGATGACATGCCAACCATAATTACGGCTTCACAGTTGAGATCTGTGCTTGGTGTGTCATCTGCTTTATACGATGATACTTATTTGAACCAAATTATTGATACAGCAGAGACTGTTATTTTGCCAATGCTTACAACATTCAAAAGTCCAATTCAAGCGACTTCATTGTCAGACAATGTTGCTACATTTACAACACTAGGAATTCATGAATTTACCGAAGGACAATCAGTTGTCATCACAGGATGCGGAACACCTTACAACGGAACAAGAGTTGTGCTGGCAGATAATCTTGGACAATATACCTTTTCGCAATCGATCACTAATGCCGACATACTCGAGGCTAATGTCATCCCATCCGGAGTTGCTGCCCTTTCTGGCGGATCAACTTATGTTGGAAATGCAGC